CTCGGTGTCCGATTCGGACACGACAACGGCTCTTGCGAAATTATAAAAGCCGACGGCAAAGCCGCCGACGCTTCCGAGGATAAGTCCGACAGATAATCCCGTTGTAAAATCCATGTCACCAATCCTCCGCGTTTAGTTTTCGCTCTTTGAGTTCCAAGGCTTTCTTCCCCTGTTCCAGTTTCGCTTTTTCGATAAGGGTTGATAGTCTTTGCCTGTCCACTCGCACCGCTGCCTGTGTCGCCGCAAGCATTTTATCGTCCATGGTCTTGCGGGTTTCCACACGCTTTGCCGGAAGCTTTTGGCGTTTCTTGATTACGGTTTCCTGTGGTTCTCCCGTTTCGTCCACGACATTAACGACGGTATCTTGCTCTTTGTACTCGTAGATGTCCATGGTGTCCAAATCTTCCTCGCGTTCTGCCATTTGCCGATAGAGTTTTTCCATGCGGAATTTGCGGACGGCTTGGATTCTGATTTCTTCGTCCAAAGCGGCCATAATGTCGGTCTGGGCAGATTCATAGACTGCTCTTTCCTCGTCGGTAAGTGCGTCCTGATAGACAGTCTGGTACTCCCCTGTTTTGACTGCGTTTCTGTTGCGTTTCGGCGCACCGTGACCGACAGCGTTTTTATTGCCGAGTTGTGCCGTTCTGTTGCCGTGTTCCTTGACTTTCTCCCCGTCGGTACAATTTTTCGTTTGTTCCCCGGAAGTTTCGGCAGATTTTTTTGACGGCGGTTTTTCACCATCAGAAAAATTTTTATTTCCAAAAATCGCCGATTTTTTTTCGGCCTTTTTTGCGACACTTTTTTTCTTCGTCGGCGAACGTGATTTTTTCTTTTTTGTGGTGGTACGTTTGGCGGGACGCTTTCCAATCTTCGCTTCCCAATCGTCTTCGTACTTCCATTTTCGCACTTTGACGGCTGGAACGTCGAGAAGTTCAGCGATACCCACGAGAGGCATCTTGCCCTTGCTGGCTCGCCATATCTCGAAAGCCTTGTCCCTCGCCTCGCTTCTCTCCGCTTTTGGCATTTACACGTTCACCACCGTCCCCTTATGGCCTCCGCCCTTTTTATTTTTCTTCGAGGTATAAGTCCATCTCGATAAGTTCTCGCAAGTCGGACACGGTTTCGATCTTGATTTCTCCCGCCTTGAATTTCTCAATCCATTGCGCTATCCCTGCCCGCACGACATTTCTGTATTGTTCGCGGGTCTTGGCTCTCTTGATACATTTCTCCGCTTCCCGCTTTGCCATTAGTTCCGCTTGATTCTCCGGAATGGTAAAACTATCCACGCTGTCTAAACACCTACCGCACATTCTTGATAATCGACGCTCTTGAATACCCGGTTACGCCCTTCGTCATCAATTCGAGGAATTGCTCCCGCGTAAATCCCGATAGCCTAAAGATTTCCTCCGGCTTCATGCCAAGCTCCTTGCCAATCTCTCCAACGCTTTTCCCTGCGTCTATGAGTTCTTTGACAATGGCTTTCATCGGCTCCAACAGGTGAACACCCCGCGCTCTGTTATGCGTTATAGTGCCGTAGATGTCTGCTTCGTGGCTGGCGTGTTCGACAATCACAACAGGCACCTTCCCGCCCAGTTTGGACTTTAGCGGTTCGCGCCCTGCGACCGTCCAACGGTGAAATCCGTCGATGATGGTATAGTCCGGTCGAACGACAATCGGCAACGTCCAACCGTTCGCCAAAATGGATTGTGTCAGCAGTTTCAAGTTTTCCGCGCTAACCTTGTTGGGATTGTAATTATTGGCGCGAAGCCGCCCATGCTCTACCCAACGCAGAGTAGACAGCGGCTTTGTCAAATCATTTGCCACGTCGTTTCGCCTCCTCCCTTTCACTCATACTTGCCCGCTTTTCGTAAAGGTTCGTGTATAAGGCTCGGTATGAGCGTTTCTTTGGATCGCCCGCCATGAATTTCTCGTAAACGTCTTTATAGTCCGAGTTATCCATGTAGAAGTCAAAATCCTTTACCATTCGCCGCCAACTGGCAATCGCGGCTTTTGTCTCCGACGGAATTGTGTACCGTTCCGTATGCAGGAAAAGAATGTCATGCACCAAGGCTTTGTAGTCTTTGTCCTGCCCTTCCTCCAATGCCCGCCGCTTTCTCGTCGAACGTTTGAACATTTCGCTGTCCCAGTAAAGCAGGACAAGGTAGGCGTTCGGATAGCGTCGTTCGATAGCCGCCCATAACTCCGGGTCTGCCTCTGCGACGTATTTAAGCCCTGCAATACTGGAATCCCCGAAGAAATTGCAAAGCCTCAAACGGGGTTTTGAAACGCCGCACTCATAAAGGCGTATGTATATCTCTGGAAATTCAAGGTTGCGCTCCTTGATGTAATACCAAACATCATTATCCGTCCAATCATATATAGGATAGATGTTTCGTATTTCGTTCTTTATCCCTGCGATAAGTTGTAACCTTTGGAGAGATTCAGCCGCCCGAAGCCCGATAATTTGAATGCCGTTCCTCGTCAGCCGTTCGCAGAATGTCTGATAGTTGCACTCGCCCGGATATTTTACGAGCGGGTGACTGGTGACGGCAAAAGGCGGCGGCTGTCTCATCCATGTTTCCTTTGCCTTTGGGTCCCATGTAATCCAACTCTCGGATGCTGATAGATGGTCGATAATACTTGCCTGTTTGACTGGTAAGCAATACCAAACGAATTTCGCTCCAACGGAAATGAATCTTTCCCGCCACCGATAGGCGGCTTCCAACATAGAGCGGTACAATCCTTCTTCATCTATGAATATGACCGTGAGCTGTCGCGGATTGATTTCCGCGCCGCGTATCATTTCATAGACAATATTTGACATACAGAGAGAATCCTTGCCGCAAGAAAACGCCATAAAGACGGGAACGCCATTGGAAAACACGTTCTTTATGCGCATCCTTGCCGCCTCCAGTACGTTTTGCGATCCGTAAACTCTCTTTATAGCCATATCTTTTCCCCACAGCACGGGCAGATAATAAACTCCCGCCCTCCTTCATCGGTCTGTACTTCGGCCTCGTACTCTTGCCCCGTGGCTTCGCCCTCCTGCGCCATAGCTTCGCCTGTCGGCGGTTCCGCCGTGTTGTTCGATACGGGAGCACCATCGCCCTCGGAAGGGCTGTTTGAGGACGCAGGAGCAGGGTCTTGGTTCGGCTGCTGGTTCATCTTCTCCACAGCCTCATTGCTGAATTTCCCATAGTCGTTAATCTTCTCCGTGGCTACTGCAAGACTGGCGGAAAGGGTGCTCAACAACTCCGGGTCATATCCCGGAATGTCAATGTCGCCGTCCAGTTCCTTCAGAATATCATCGAATGCCTGTTACGAATTTACGCCGAGGTCGAAAATCTTGTTGTCCACCAGCATGAGCTTTTTCTTCCCTGCTTCGGACAATCCTTTGACAACATAGCATTTGGCGGTTGTTCTGCCCATCTGTTCAAGGGCAGTCCAAAGACCGTTGCCCGCCAGTACAACGCCGTCTTCGTCAACGACGAGAGGACGAATCTGGCCGAACATTTCCACGGAGCGGATATATTCTTTGATTTGCTGGTCGCCGTGAATGCGTACATTATGCTTCGGACGTTTCAATTCCGAAAGTTTCTTTGTGACTTCTTTCATCTCTGACATTTCTGTTTTTCACTCTCCAAAAATTTCTTTGCGCTCGGCAGGACAGCCGCCGCATTTATGACCACGGTCTTGTCTATCTCGTAAACTTCCCGATAGCCCTGCTCTATACTCTCCACTTTACGGGCAGGCCACCAATGCGTCCCCTGATAAAAGCCGTCCTTCCATTCATAGATAAAGGGCAACTCTATATTATGGTAGTGAAGGTATGCAAATAAGAGTTCGTGGCTCCAATCATATATCGGCGCGTAAAGAATACCCCCGCCCGGACGCTCACGAACGCCGTCCGTTCCGCATATATTCCCGTCAATGGTTCTGTGCCCGAGGATAACCACGTCGAGGTTCGCCCTCTTCATATAGGAAATAAAATTGTTCTGTTGCACCATCTTGTACCACTTCTGGAAGGTTTTTCCTTTTGGGAAAATCATTTCCGGGTGCTCCTGCAAATAGTGAAGTCCAAATCCTACTTCTACCATTTCACAGCCGGACGGTGCATTGAGCCTTAAAAATCCTTCCCATGCCGGGTATTCGACATCGGTTATAAGGCATTGACACTTTGTTATTCCTACGCTTCGGCAGAGGTCGGCAATGACGAGCGAATCCTTCCCGCCGCTCCAACTGTAAGCCGACCTCTTTCCTGCCGTCATTGACAAAATGCGATTGCGGGCTATTTGCGCCGCCGCTTCCACTTCATCACGTCTGACATAGTTTCCTATATTCTTGATGATATTCCACCAAGCGGCTTGATCCGTCGGTTTCATGCTCTGCTTCCGGCAGAGTAAGCGCGATTTCATAGGTATCGCCTGTTGTATGCGATTTTCAAGGCAAACGCCGCAACGAAAAGCGCACCGACAAGGTAGGCGCGAATGGAAGCCACGAGCGTCCAGACACCCATAACCCCCATTTCTATGAACATCGGCCAAAGGAGTACGGCTATTGCCACCATTGCCAGCCCCAGTTTTCTGCCGAATACAATATAGGTAGAGAAAATAAAGGTTGACAGAGTGGAAATAGCAATAAGGCTCAACAATACTGCTTTTATGAGGTTTAGTGCCGGGGTAAATTCCACCAATGCCAATGCCAAGGCAAACACCATATACGCCCCGAACATCAATCCTCCTAAAGTAAAAGCGTCCTGCATATTGACGCGCCTTGTTTTATCCTCTCCGTAATCGTTGTAGTCCATCAACTCAAAAAAGTAGATATAGGTGAACGGCCCCGGCAAAAGAAGCAACGCCTTTGTAATGCCAATGTCAAGAGCCTGTGATTCCAACCCAAGCGGTATAGGGTGTAAATTGCCGCCCGTGTGGATAAAGGCAAGGACGGTAACGAGAGCAATCAATCCGTAAACCGCTATCCATGACGCACTGTCTGTCAGCACATTTCTTATCATTCCCCGCCACAGGAGCAGGACAAGGAAGAAAATCGCCACGGCGTATGCGATATATGTTCCGCCCGCCGCCCCGACTGCCGTATCGGAAAATACTGTCTGAATGCCGTTCATGTTGAGCCATATCTGGAATATGGCGATTGCTCCTACAATGTAACGAGCCGCCCGCGTCCTCATAATATCTCGCATGGTAGGTATTCGGCAGACAATCAGCCCGAAAATGATACAAGCCGCAATGTTCGCCGTCGCCCAAATTAAAGACGGCACCCAGCCGTACTGTTGCGTGATAGTGATACTGTTCAGCAGAGAGCCGACACCCGCCCAACTTGCCGCGATTGACAGCCCGTAGTAATACAGAGGATTTGCCTTGAATTTGTCGGTGATTGTTCCAAACATACTTTCTTGTGTTCTCCCTTCACTTCAACAACCGCCCGCCGTCCGCTTTATACTTGCCGTTCTTCTTCCGGCACCGGGAGCGATAGTCCGGTTGCATTATGTCCTGAATACGCTCTTTCTTAAAGGTTCTGCACAGCCTGTCTATGTAACTCATACTCCTTGCCGTGCATTCGCCGTCCTCGTTGTAGGCGCACCGCGTATTGTTGCAAATAACGTCCGGCACATTTTCGCCCCCCTCCCTTCAAGGCTTTTCGTATAACAAAAAGACGCCGCCCACGGCGACGCCTCCAATGCTTTCATCTTCGATTTTTGGACATAGTTTCTCCAGCCCCTACTATATCACAGAAAATGCACCCGAAAAAGGGCATTTTTGTGAGCGTGAAAAGTTGCAGGTTCTAAGTGAGCGCGTCCGCTCCGTACAGGCTGATGTTTAGTGTGTCCAAGAGCCGTCCAAGCTGTCGAGATACCGTTGTCGGATCACAGGGAAATTCTTCTGCAATTTCATCACGGCTCATCTTTTGGAAGAATCGCATCTGTATGAGCCGATAATAGGGATCATCCTCTATCTGTGCCAAGGCAGCGTCCATTTCCTTAATTTCTGCTTCGTCGCGCTCAATCTTCTGCTCAATGAGCCGGATTTTCGCCGCCCGTTGTTCTTCGATGGTCAGTTTCTCCGCATTATCCCCGGAATTGCGCTGGAAAATGACAATGCTCTTCGACTTCCCGAAAGTTTCCTGCCGTATGTCTTCGATGTCCAATTTGTAACGCTCAATGTTCCCCTTGAGTTGAGGATAGGCATAGAGGCGTTTCTTCGTGAGCTTCGCAAGGTCTTTTACTCTGCGGCTTCCCGCCCAGATCAGACGGTGGCCGACTTCCTCCACCGCCGCCTTGATTTCTGTTTTGAGTGTTTCCATGTCTTTTTTGTTCATGCCCCCGGTTCCTCCTGTTCTTCTTTTGATGGATAGGCTTGCGCCGTTTTCGGCGTTTCTTTCTGTTCGCCATGCGGTGCAGATACTTTTCCTTTCGCCATGCTTTGAGATATTCGGCGTAGGTAGGATGGTGAAAAACCGCCTCTGCAATATACTCAATGAAACGAGCCGCAATCTGTCGGAATTCCTCAAATACTCCTTTCCAAATCTCGCATAGTTGGTTTATGGCTGTTCGTATGGTGTCCGATTCGGACACGGATTTATTATCCATAGCCGCCCGCCTCCTTCATTCCTCGCCGCCCCCTTGTCTGTTTGCATTGTTCCACATTGTTATGGCGTTTTCCGGCATATATGCCGTTCCTCCTTGTGCGCCGCAGTCCTCGCACTGCACATACCAAATGCCATCGTCACATTCCAAATCCACATTGTCACTTTCGCAGAATGGGCAGAGATTATATTTGCTCTGGGTAAGTGGTGGCGCGTTTTCGCTGTAAATGCTTTCCAAGGTCTGATACCTCGCTATGTCCGGGTGTTGCTTCACATTTCCGACGATGACCAATTTGTTTACACTCTCGCTTCCGCTTCCGAGACTTGGCGCAATATACGTTCCCGGATAAATGGGTTTTGCCGAGAATCCCGCCAATCCTCCGCTCCAATATATGATATACGGTTCTTCTTTCTTGTCTTTGAGGTTGACAACAATATCTCCCTCATAGATCGGCTCTCCCCTGCTGCTTCTGCACCCCGTCCATTGCATAACGGCACAATTCTCCAAACTGAATAACTCCTGCGCCGACAGTTCGCGCAATTCTTCCCACGGCAACATTATTTTTTGCTCGTCGCCCCATACACGAAATTTGAATCGCCGCATAGCCGCCCGCATATCGTCATAATTATTCCCGTGGATATTTCCCGTTACCGTCAAGGATTTTGTTGTTCCCGGATTTAATCCCGGTGCTACTTTGTTTTCTTTGTCTGTTGGCACAGCCTTGAAACTTGCTTGCCGAACGTCCCAAGCAACGGTGTATAGCTTTTCCTCCGATTGAATCGGATAAGAAATACAATCTCCCTCATAAATCGGGGTTCTGTGTTTGTCGTACTCCCCTATCCATTGCATAGCTATGTACCGCCCGGAGCAAAATAATTCCTGTACCGATAATGCCGGAATATCTGTTTGCAACAGCATACGTTTTTCCTGCGTGTCCCACGCCCGGAATGCAAATCTGCTCATTCTTTCACCTCTTTGATTTGATTCTTGATTTTATGGACATCTACCACTAATTCCTTTTCGCCTCGCGAATTGATATACGCCAACACAAATTCCTTGTCTATGGTCGCTTCAAGCATATATCCCGTTCTGCATCCGTTCTCAAATCGCTTCATAAACCATGTCGCTGTGTCTTTGTCGTTCGTCCACGAAAGTCCTAATCGTTCTCTGCTTGGACTTACCCCTCGCCACACCGTCACTTCTTGCGGTAATTTCTCATAATAACTGTATTCTTCCTTGTCCATCAATTTTTCCTTGTCAGCTTTTCGGAATAGAGCCACCGCTCTTCTTCTGGACACGTTTTTATCTTGATTCGGATTTTCTTCTTGTGTCCATGATGCCTTTAGGTATTCTGCGTATTCTTCTTTTGTTAGATAATCTTTGCACAAATTAAACCATGTCATTTTATATGGATCTCTTACCATGAGGAACAATGCCGACAAATTCGCGCTATGAATAGCCTTTCTGTAATACTCCCTGCATTTTTCTTTACTCTTTTGGTCGTACAAGTATTTTATGTCTTTCGTTTCTCGATCGTACCATGCCATATTGCTTATGTATGGGTGTTGTACCAGTCCAAGACCTTTCAGGTCGTTAATCTCGCATTCGCGAAGTGGCACAGCGTCATAGAGATTCATGGATATTTCTCTAACCTTTTCTATGCCGCTCATTCTTTCACCCCCAACGTCACGCCTGGATAATCGTCCGGGTAAATTTTCCTTACGGTGTTGGTATTCTGAAATTCGTCGTTGCTTTCGTCCGCTCTGGCCATACTTGCCTCCGGCGTAAATCCGTCCGGGAAACGCAAGGACAACTTCTTGATGTTGTCTTCCATAACACTTTCCAAGTCCAAGCCTTCTACTATGTGGCAAACATACGCCATATACCAAAGAGCGTCGCCCATTTCCTTTTTCAATTTTTCTGTGTCAAGCGGGTGTCCTTGGAATAAATGCTTTTTGAGTACGTCTGCGGCCTCGCTTGCTTCGGTCGCCATTCCAAGGGCTGCTTCTGCGAGGCTCAACTTTTTCGGCGCGGTTCGCATAGCCGCCCGCTGGTATTCATTCGGTGTCACTTCTTCTATCCTCCTCTTTCAGTCTGTTGCCTATTACCTTAATCAGTTTTTCCGGCAATACCCCCACTCGCGGCAAATATTCATATAGGAGCGCCGCGATTCTTTCCCTCTCCTTCATTTGTGCCTTATATGCCGCCACGTTTCTTTCTGTCGTGATGAATTCGTCTAAATCGTCTTTATCCTTAAAAATCCAATCAAATTCATATTTGCAATAGCGGGATAGACTGCGCGTCATGTTGTGTATTAAATCTACCCGTTCTGCCATTGTGAGAGTTTTCTTTTTTGCTCTATGATCGTGATCCAGAATGATTTTCCCATTTCCCTTGTAAAGCAACAATCCTACTCCGTGCAGGAAAAGGCTTTTGAGTTTTTCACTACCGCTTATTTTCTCTTTTAATCCGTGAGGTATCAGCAGATAGTTAAAATCTCCTACAAAGCTAAGTTTTGCGTCGCTGGCGAAATCTTCTTCACTCGATTTTATCTCGTAACAGCGGAATTCGTCTTTGCTGTCCATCGTTATAAAATCGACGCGCTCTTTTCCGTAGCCGCCACCAAGGCTGACTTCAAAACAGCCATATACCCCAACGCCGCCCGCCCCGCAATAATCATATAGAGCCTTTTCCATCTCTTGCGTTCTTTTAGTTTTCATGCGCCCTCCTTTTTGCTTGCTCCCTTGGCCTCCCATAAAAGGCGATATTCCTCTTGTATGTCAACGCCGCACTCTTCGCGAAGAATCCGGCGCACTTCTTCCATGTTCCCTTTCCCGAAGTTTTGAACAGCCTCGATGAAATCGTCAAATCCCCAGAGCCATTTTTTCAACCGCTTTTCGCCATAGCCATATTCATTGTGCATATAGAGCAGAGCCATAGCGATCACTTGTCCGTAGACTTCGGAAATATCATCATCACGACGGGCGGCGTATTCTTTTATGGCGGCTTCTTTTCCAATCTCTTTCGCCTTGGCCGGAGTAATATGCTTACGCTTTAGCTTTCTCACCAACGCTCCCATCGTCATTCACCGCCTTATTGTGCATACAACTGTCGCTTTTCGCGTCGTAATCGCACTTGCCGCCGAATTCTTCCGTGTGCTTGCACTCGTCGCAGAGCATGAGCCTTCCGCCGCATACCGGGCAGAATGCTTTATAGCCCCAAATATCCGTGTTCCACTTCATTTCAATCTCGTTGCCGCAATTCGGGCATAGTTCCGTGACAATATATGTTCGGTCGTTTTTCTTCTCGGTTTTCTGCATAGCGTTTTCCTCCGTTCCCATAATCTCCAATATGCCTGTCGCCGCCTGTGGGCGTGTAGGGGAGGTTTTCTTTTGTTTCCTATCCTCCAATACTCGGAGGACGGCAACGCCTACCCTACGCCCCGTCAGCTACGATTCCGCCCTTTGGCTATTGCGTCTGTCCATCTATAATTTCCAAAATTACTATGACGTAATATTTTTGCCCATGTATTGCTCCCCACTCGCACCGCCCGCCTTTCTTGCGAAGCGTTACCCTTGCCCTGAATTCCGGGCTTTCTTTTGCGTAGCCGTTGCGAAAAACGACATCAGCGGTACGAAAAGTTACGCTTCCTTCTTCGTTCAAAAGCCCGATGGTCTGAAAGCGTTTTTGGTAGTATGGCGATATGTCCCTGTATTCTTCCTTTTTCGCCCCGGAAAGAATCATATCGTACCATTTCTTTTTTATCGGCAATGTCAGCATAGCCGCCCTCCTCCCTCAATCCCCTTCGCTCACGATATACATGAGGGAAAATCCCAGCAGTATCACCGTCCACGCCGGGGAGGTTTGTTTGCCTTGAAGCCATTGTGTAAATCGGTCAACTTCGTCTTTGGTCGTCAACGGGTGATTGATTTCATAAATTCCGTTTTCAATATGGCCGTTCATCGTTATGCCCATTCCGTTGTCACCGATGTTCAACTTGACAAAATAGCTGACGAAATAGCGATACTTCAAGGTTCTACCTCCTTTCCTTGACGGCTCCAGAAAACTTGCTTGCAGAGTGGGCATTTGTACCGATAAAGCATTACCGTTTTATTTCCCGATTGTACCAGTCCTTTGTCGTTCGGTTCTGCTTCTATTACCCTTTCGCAATGTAAGCATTTAATCTTTTTCACAGCCGCCCAACCTCTTTCTTTGTGGAAGGCGGGATGTATATCGGCTTGTGCGGTTTCTTTTGGCTCTCCGTCTTTTCTGCATATCCGATGCTTGGAATCGCGCCTTTGAGGACAACCGCCCGCGCCAAGGAAATATCATCGTAATTTATGGCTACGGTTTCCGTTGAATCCTTGGCAATGCGAACGCCGCGCGTCTTTTGGTTCTCTATGATGTCAAAGGCGAGTTTGCAGGACGTGACAAATTTTGTCTTTTCTCCGCCTTTGGTAATGATTTCCAGTTCTGCATAGCCGCTTTTCTTTGCTTTCGACATTATGCCGCCCCTTTCTCAAAACGGTATCTCTTCATCTTCGACCGTTGAGCCGCCAAAGCCGCCCGGAGTATTGCCCTGTTGTTGCCCGGTATCATTCCGGCTATCGAGAAATTCCATTTCCTGCGCGATAATCTCCGTGACATAACGCTTTGTTCCGTCCTGCCCCTCGTAGCTGCGGATCTGAATACGTCCTTCAATCATTACGCGCCGCCCCTTGGAGAGATTATTCCCGATAACCTCGGCGAGTTTATCCCACGCCACAATCGGAATAAAGTCCGCCTTGGGACCATTGCCGTCTTTTGCTCCACGGCGATCCACGGCAAGGCTGAATGTCGCCACGGCTTTCCCAGTCTGCGTGTACCTTATCTCCGGGTCACGGGTGAGCCGCCCAATGAGAATTGCCTTGTTCATACTCTCATTCCTCCACTTTCTTCTCTTTTTTGCTGTTGCCAATGGAGATAATTCCCTGATTCGGATTTCCCACTCTAATCTCAAATGAGATAGATGCGACTATAAGCAATCCAACGACAATGACTATTGCCGACAAATACGGATATGCCATCATCCAGTCAATAACGGTCACTTCTTCCACCCTCTCTGCAAAAGATCGTCTTGATGTTCGGCGGCGTATTTTCTCGCCCTCTTTTCGTATTGATTCCGTAATTTATACATTGTTCTTAGTCCGACGTTTTTTCCTATATGCGCCAAGAGATAGCCATAAGCCGCCATTGCCTCGTTCCGCTCCCGGACAATATCCCGTAGGCTTTTCCCTGCGGCTTTCAGTTTTTGCCTTATTCGGTCGTTCGGCATTTGCCTTCCCTCCACTTCTTTTTCTTCTTGCGCCACGACTGCCGCCCGCCGCACCACTTCGGAAGAGGTTTCTTTTCTTTCTCCGGCTTGATTGTTATGGTCGTGTCCAAATCCCCCCGCAACTCGTGTTCCTTGCCGCCCTCCGTGGTAAGCCACATACGACAGCCGCCCGCACCGCTATTCCCCATCGCTCTTTCCCTCCCCTTGAAAGGTGACGAGTACGCCTCCCTTGACGGCTTTGCATTTCACCGCTGGCAGATAATGCCCTTTATCCCCCGTGTCCGAATCGGACACCACTCCGGCCTCCGTCATTCCATACTCGGAAAGGTGCTTGATTTCCATTCCCGTTTTCTTGGCATACGCCATTTCTGCCCTGCACCCCGTTGACTTCTCCCAATTCCGGCAGAAAATAACGCCGTCGCACCGGGAGAGAAGTTCCATTGCCAAGGATAAAGCCGTGCAATAGTCCAGTTTGTCGTTATCGCCGAATTCATCAAGAGGATTCACAAAGCAAACATTCGGATAGGTGAGTTGCAGGGTTTTCTTTACGTTCTTTGCGTCGGCGGCATTTTCTTCCTCGTTACCCGTGAAAGGGTGGGAAATGTACATCATCTTCATAGTTTTTGCTCCATTCCTCTAACAAGATGTGATGCTCGAAAAAGTTACCAACCACATATTTTCTGTGTGCTTGGGATTGCAAGGAAACAGGCGGGCAAGATATTCTATCCATATTCGGCCAATACCATTGTACGGAAAATCTCGCCGCCGCTTCCTCCCAAAATACCAGTCCACACAATGCCCCATAACTTTCGGGACCAAGATCTTTGTCGGATAAAATATCGCCCTCGTAAATCTCTTTTCCGCAAGCGTCTTTCAGTCCCGTGTATTGCATGAATTTTTGGGTGTCGCTGTCTTTGAGCAAAACGCTCAACGGTGCGTATTCATCAAACGCCAAATTATCGGCAGGAATCATAACCGGGATATAGCTGTCGTTTTCTGCGTCATAAGGGCTATCTTCGCAAATACCCCACATTCGGAATTTAAGCACTCTCGCCATTATTTGTTCCTCCATACTGGCGTAAAATACTTCGAGAAACTGTCACTTGAAATTTCAATCCATCTTTCGGAGTTTTCAAGCCTTACACTATCCGATGTGCTACAAAAACGATACTCGCTTTTTTCTTTGCTCCACATAGATCCCTTCAAAATCTCTGATTGGGTTTCGAGCAATTCTCCCTCGTCGCCAATGTTTGCCAAGAGGAAACTTTCTGTGCAGATATAAAAGTCCGGCTCTTTCTGTTCTGATCTTCTGTTCCACGCTTTTACAGCTAAGTCCGGTCTGTTTCTGCTTCCTCCATACGCTCCGCAATTTCCGCACCAAACAGCATAGCCGCTTATTCCAAATTTCGGGTGTACTTCCTTGATGTCGCTTTCTCGGATGTCATTGTCTCCGCAGAAGGGGCAGGGTTTCAGTTTCTCGCTCACGGTTCCCCCACCTTCTTAATCATGCGTTTAAAGCACTCTGGGCATAGGTGGATGTCTTCGGTGTAACCGTTGCCCCAGCCTATCGGCAACGTGTGCTCTTCTTCGTTGTATCTCCCCATTATTATTCTGGCATTTTCCATTTTCCCGCATACATCACATTGAGCAATCCATATTTGTTTTATCATCCTTCGCCCTCCTGATTACGCCTATATGTCATCAATGCCACATATATCGCCCACTCCCGTATACAGCTTCTTTTGTTTAACGATAAATACTATTTTGACTTTGTCTTCTCCGTCCAATTCCACCGATAGTATTTCTGCATCTGGCGGCAGTTCCTTTATGTTTCTAATCAAATCACTCGCCGTCACCCTTCACCCTCCTGTTCCAAGCCTTGATGATTTCCTCTTGGCTCCGTTCTTTTCGGGTTCTTGCCTCGCACTTTCCACATCTGGCCTCGTAAAGATACACCCCTCCCTTATGGTTTACACGGTGCATATTTACTTTTTGGCTTCCACAAAAGGGGCAGGGTTTTAACATGGTTTCATTCACATGGCTCACCTTCTCGAAACGGTATTTCTGTTTGGCTTCCGGGTATTTCGTGTGTTCCACTTCGCTCATAAACATTTCAAGCGGTCTGGCGTAAACTCCCCGCCCCTCGTAAATTACGAGCAGTTCCCCGGTTTCGCTGTGTTTGGCAATGTGAAGGACGGTGTAAATGTTGCCCTTGAAATGCCGCCACAGTTCACCTTCTCCTGGCAATTCCCGTTCTTGGCTGTCGCTCATATCTTTTTCTCCTTTCTCAACCATTTGTCGTACACATCTTTTTCAAGTATTTTCTCTAATTTGTCACTCAGTTCCTTGTAAGCGTGTGGCCCCATCTTTCTTATGTGCTTTATTTTCTGCGGCGAGGATTTCACAATATCGCCTACGGTGTTGTATCTATTGCGAATGAGTAGGTGGCGTAGCCTTGTAGAAATATCAAGCATTTCTATTTTTGTGTCTGTGATTTTTTTGCTCCCTGTTTCTTCTTCGCTAAATTGTTCTTCCTCCGTGGTATTTAAGGGTTTCCAAGGGATAACGGCTTTCGACCACGTTTTTACTCGCACCTTGCCTTCCCACATTTGTCTGGCGCGTTCCTTGAGTTCGCATCTCGCCGTGGTGAGACCGCAATTTTCACATTGAATAATATGTTCGTATTTCCCCAATTCATATAAAACACCTTTACCCCCGCAAAGAGGACACGGGGCTATTTCCTCGTACATACTCCCCTCCTTAATTCCACTTTATCTTAATGAGCATAATGCGCTCCAATGCCTCTATTCCTTCCGGCGTTACCCAATATTCAACATCTCCGTTACTTCTTATATGTCTCCCGGCCAAGCCTTTTTTCGTCAAATCTTCCCATGCCTTAATGCTCTCCCCTGCGTCAAAATAGTTTCGACAGGTGGCGATTATTCCGCGCCGCCCATGCACTCCATCGTCTAATCCGAGGGCGTGTTGCATGAGTGAAATTTGCTGTATGGTCAAATGGTAGTTATTATCCATCTTATTTTTTTCAAAATCCTGTTTCGTGTCCGAATCGGACACCAATTCAGACTTGAAAGCAGGTACCATTCGTTGAGCAAAGTTTTCCGCTTCTTCTTCGTTATGTGTTTTGCCTTTCGTGTGTTCAATATGGTGGAAATACTCATGGGCGATACTTGCCAACACCCTTTCCTTGCCATCTTCCGTCAAACCTTCCGGCACAAAGATTCGTTCTGTTTCTGTTTCGTAAACAGCAAACCCCATTTTTCCGTCTGGTGTTTCTATTACGTCATATCCCGGTATTACATATAGTTCTACTGCCCTAACATCTGGCTTGCTGATAAACTTTGCAAATTTACGAATTTCATCATTCGCCAAGTAAATCATTTCCTCGCCTCCTATCTCATGCTGTGGTCGTATTCCTCGAATGTGTTAATGGTGCGGAAAATTCGCTTATTGTTTACCCATCTTTGGAGGTATCTTGTTTCCTTCGGAGCGTTTGCTTTGTCGTATATCATCACATAGGGATCGTAGCCGTTTTCACGGAGCCAATAAATACGGTATAAATCCTCTTGGTGACTGCTCCAATAATTTGTCAACACATACACCTTGTATTTAACATAATCGGTTTTGTGTTTCATTACTTTTTGGGAAAAATCTCTCAAGGCCGCCTTGGTTTTCGTGTCTCGCGGGTTATCCCAGGCAAAGTGCAGACGCTTTATTTTCAAATCGGATAGCAATGCAATCCTTCTCTCGTTCAGAAGTCTTGCGTCAATCCCCTGCGTGAAATCTATATATGCGCCGCTATAACATAATTGCCGCAAAAGGAAATCTGCTTCCGGGGCGGCTAATAAATTTGGATCGAGCAATTTTATGTTTTTCTGCCCTGCCCACCATTCGGAAAGGTCAGCCACTTTCCGACTTTCCCGTCCTTCCTTGTTTGACACAATGCAAAACGGGCAACATCTTGGACACCCTCGCGTCAAGAATCCGTAGGCCGTATCTTCAATGTTGTAAAGGTAGTAATCCGGCATTATGTGTTCTATCTCGTCAGGGAGAGTGTCTAATTTCCCCGTGCCGCTCCCGGCAACATAGCCGCCCGCCGCCTCGATTTCTTCGGCTGTTTTTAAGTTTTCCGTGAATACACAAGCCCCGTAAATCATGTCGTATTGTTTGTATGTTCTCCCGCCATACAGGAATTCCATCGGGTGTACCCGGAAAACATCATCGCCCTGCGCCTTGTGCCATGCCGACAACTTCATCAATACGAGGTTCGGGAAGTTGTGCGAATCAATATCCACCAGCGCAACATTCATTCCGTTATCCTCCCATTTCTTCCTCATCCGTCCTGTACGGCGTTTTTCTGCCCGCCCCTATACTGGACTATTAAAATCCTGCCAAAACGTCCCACAGCCGCCCACAGGCGGCTACAACAGCATTATCCAGCCGCCCGCGCTTCCTCTTTTTCAGAGCTGCCCGCTTTCTCTTGTCTTGCCGCCCCTTCAAAATCCAAGGCAATCTGCGCCCGGTCGCCGTTGATATACCTCCACGCCTCTTCTTCCAGCATCTCCAAATCCCGCGCCAGTTCATCACTCATGCAATAATTTTCGGTACACCCTTCGTTTGGTATTTCCGGCCTTGCTGGGGTATTGATAATGAGTGGTGCTTGGCTATTGATTAAGTCCTTCATTGCCATAATGACCAAATAGCGGTTGTCGTCGGTATAGGAAATAGAAATGCCGCTGACGGCAATTTTCTTTGTCGCTCCCTGCTCAAATTCGCAAATCTCGGTAACGTGGTTCGCCATGACTTGCAGACGCTCTTTCAGTTCCTCTCGCGGAGCGTCTTTGCAGACAAGGGTATGTTTATCCCAATTCTTCGTTGATTCCTGATAGACTTCCCACGAAAAAGTATATTCTCCCTTCTTCGCTTTGATTTTCGTGATACGCCCGTTCATGCTCACGCCCCCCTTTTCGGTTCTTCGTATTCCTTGTGCCACCAAGCCTCGCATTTCTCGCACTTGAAATGACTGCAAGCATATTTCGGCTTCTTCAGTGTGCCACACGGACAACATTTAAGTTCCATGTTCTCCGGCTTGAATTTCGCATTGAAAGTCGTGTTCATCACTTCGATGAATTTGTCAAGGTTCGTCATATATTCGCCTCCCTTCCCACGGCTTGCCATCGTCAGCGGAAAAGTTGCCGTCTTTCCCGGACGCTCCATTGGAGCGTTTCGGCTGTTCATATAGGAGAGGCCGCACAATTACGGCCTCGCTCCCTTCCTACTCTTCTTATTCCCCTTCGGATATTTCCTTCTCAAATTCTTCATCTGCGCCGCCAAGCATTTGATTGAGTTCGTCAAGACTTTCGTTTGCGGCTTCCTGCAATTCAGCAAGATAATCTGCCGCTTCCTGCGCAATTTTCACTTTGAGGGGCTGATTGGCTTTCCTCCAAACATCAACCTCTTTTGCTTTAAGGCCAATTTGCCCTTCCAAGTGTGCAATAACCCCTACAATCGCTTTTTTACGAATCCACAGGCTCCGCAATTCTTCTTCGTCTGCGGTTTCGTCTTCGGTCGAGGTTTCTTCCTCCGGTTCGTCCTCTGTTTCCGGCAATGCCCCTGTCGCGTCCTGTGCGCCCGTCTGCGCGGTTTTATCGGCGTTGTCCATGGGTACGGGGCTGTTTACCGTTTCCTCTCGCACAGGCTCCCCTACAATGCGATAGCCGCTTTCCCAGAGTGCCTTATGGATATGCTTGCTCAATCCGGCAAGGCATTTGATTTCAGCTTCGATAGCCTCCTGTTCCGTGTCATAGGGGATAGTATTCGTTTTGGGCGAATAACCGCCGCCCAAATAATCTCCCGTCCTGCAATTATAGTCTGCGCCGATATAAAACTTTCCGTCCTTCTCCACCAGTTTCAATGTGATGGTGGTCTTGAATTTCGGGAGGATGCTCAACGTCTTTGTCTTTATCGGCAGTCCCTCGCTGTTGGTGGGGATGTCTTTTTCAGAGCCGCCCGCCGTTCCGTTTTCCTTCTTGATGTCGTGAACGCTGACGGTTTTACCGTCCTTCATCTGCTCGGCAATTTTCCCCTGCCCTTCCTCGGAGAGCCTTGACGCTTCATAGGCCGCGCTTACGCCCATTTCCCCTTTCTCAAATTTATCTTTCAAATCCTCGTTCTTGAGGTTGTTGGCGATAGCTTGGTATCTGCCGATCTGCCCCGTGGTTGTATTGAGCATTTTCGCCACAGCGTCCCGAATGCGCCCCTTGCCCCCAAACTCCCCTTTTTCTTTCAGTTCCTTCAAAAGTTCCGTCGCCCGTGTTGCCTGCCTCATTTTCTCTGCGTCTGTCAATTCGCGGGCGGTGCTGTTGGTGTAAATGAGCATGAGTTCCTGCAAGGTTTCGTTGCGCTCGTTTTCCACTAAAGCGGAAACTGTGGCAAATTCATTATGCCCGCGCTCCACGAGCATTTTTGACGCAAGGTGCCGACGGTGGCCGGAGATAATCATATAGTTGCCATTTTCGTCGGCTGGCTTTACCACAAGGTTCTGTAGGACACGCCCCGCCAGCAGGATTGAATCTGCCAGTTCCTCAATTCCGCTCATACTGTAAGCATTGGCGGGGTTCGGAATAAGTTTCCCAATAGGAAGTTCCCGGAGTTCGTAGCTCGGTTTCGATGTTTGCGCCTTGCTTGCGCCGTTCATCAAGTCCATCATGTTAAATCCTGCCATTTTCAGTTCCTCCCTTTCTTCGTGTCCGATTCGGACACCGCCCCTATCATCGTCATATATTCTGTTGCCAGCTTTTTATATCCACGAGCCGCCCAACTGCGGGGGCTGTATTCCATGACGGGGATTTTCCCGAAGCTGGCCTCGTCCACTTTTGCCGTCCAGTACACCCGGCTTTGCAGTAATTTGTATTTGGCGTTCCCTTCCAGAAGCTCCGCACCCTGCCTGTTTACGTCGTTCCCTCGGAAGGAGGTTATGACGCACCCTTGGAAGGTGATTCGCTCGTTGAAATTCGCCTTGACTTGTCCGATTACATCGAGCATTACATCTACGCCGTCAAAAGTCATTTGGTCGATTTTGACCGGGATAATCACATCATCGCCCGCCACAAGGGCGTTGAGTGTTCCCATGCCCGCGTCTGGGGCGTTGTCTATTATGCAGTAGTCGTAATCTGCGTCAATTTCGGCGAGTGCCTTTTTGAGCCGTGTCTGCTGTGGTGTTTCCGTGTCCGTCAATACCGCCTGTTCCGCCCGGAGTAGGTTCATATTGGCTGGTATCACATCGAGATTGTTGTACTGGGTGTGCCGGATAACCTCTGCCGCCCCCTTTGTGCCAAGGAGTAAGTCGGCTACACTCGGCTGTTCGTAGCTATGCACCCCGAAGAAGTTGCTCACGCTTCCCTGCTTGTCGTTATCCACGAGCAGGACGCGCTTCTTGTGTGCTGTCGCCAAAGAATAGGCGAGGTTGATAGCCGTGGTGGTCTTGGCCACGCCTCCCTTGAGGTTACAAATACATAGTGTTCTCATGGCTATTGCCCCTTTCGTATGCTGTTTTCTGGGTTCGCGCTCCCTGTTGGTTATTATATTAGCATACTCAATTACATTTTGCAATAGTCCAGACAACTTTTTTTATAATTTTTTCTCAATGCCCGTCGGCAGGGCATCCAGCCGCCCCTTGCGAGGGTCTGCATAGTCCAAAAACAGGATCACGCCATTAAATTTTACTCGCCACGGGGCTATATCCTCGGCTGTGACGTATTGCCGCCCGTAAAGTCCCTTCATATCGGCGAACACCCGCCACGGGAGCATAAAGAAGGAATCGCCAAGCCCCACGCATACCGCCGCCACCGCGCCACGGTCTTGATATTCCGTGAGTGCCGCCGCCTGTGTGGGTGTGACGGCTCTTTGCGCCATGCGCCCGGTGTCCGTGTGTTTTGCCTCAAAGACAATCATTCTGCCCCCGGCAAGGCACCCGATATAGTCCGGCTGCGCCCGCGCTGTGAATTGCACGATGGCAACACCCCTCGCCCTGTCCTTCTTTAATACTCGGAACGGCTCCGGCACCTTGATAATCGCGGCTCGTCCTTGGTCTTTGTAATAGCGACAGCCGCCCTCTATCATCATCTCGTGTTGCCGCCCGCGTCCGTTGCTCATTGCGGCTTTGTAGCTTTTCCTTGCGGCTTCGGCTTCTTCGCCCCAGAAGTCTTTGACTTTTCCTTGCAATTTTTATTCCTCCTGTTGTTGCCATTCCCGCCCCCGGCTTTGTCAACAGGTTTGTTGTTTGTGGATAAATATGTGGATAATTCCGTATCATCATCACTGCCGATTAGCTTCATTCGGCAGAAAAAAGACCATGTAGCCATTTCCTCGTTGAGATATTTTTCGACGCTCATAAGTTCATAGCCGGGATTATCTCTTTCGATAAGCTGTTTCATCTGTTCGCAGTCTTCGGGCAAACTTTGCATTAGCTTTATTTTCTTTTTGCTCATTTGCCTTGGCTCGTCATTGATGGTTTCCCACGGCCTCACAAGGTTCAAGCTGCTGTCCCATTTCCTTTTGTTTGCGGTCTTGTTGTTTTCGGACTTGAAATCTTTGACGAGGTATCGGATTAGTTCTGTCAGCTTGGTTTTCTTGTCCGGCTGGAGCCGCCGCGTGTTGGCATATCCCTTTCCCCAAGCGTCTTCCACCATATTCCTGTCCATATCTGCGTCCATGATGAGGTGATGGTGTATTTTCCCATTTTTCCCTATCTCGGTAACGACAATGTATCGGGCATTGCCAAGCCCTAATTTCTTTCTCCGGTAATTTATTCTCTTGATAAAGTTTTGTATTTCTTTCTTCGCGGCCTTTTCGTCAGTGGGCATATTCTCTGCGGAATAGGTCAAGTCTATACGCAAATCCCCTCTCCCGAAGTTGGAGTAAATCAGAGCCTCCAAAAATCTCTTGGCTCTCCTGTTGTTTAGCTCTTTCTGCTTCGGCTGTGTTACTTCATACCGCCGCTGTCTGCCCGTTGCTTTTTTGTTGCCGTTATGGGGAAAGTATGATACTTGGATAAACGGGGAACTCACCCCGTACTTTCCACAATGACGTGTCACTTTTCTTATCCCGCTCATACTTGCACTCCCCTACTCCGGCTTATTGTCCTATACCAAATAAGCATATATTGTATTATTGGTTTATATATTTTATTGCCTATTAAACCTATTAGCTTATATGGTGATTGGTTTTCGCCGACTTGTTAATACACAACACAAGCCCGATACCGCCCCACGGCGGCTTTTCTTCCAAGGCTTGCCAGTATTGACTTTTACGGTGCGGGAATGGTAAAATGTACTCGCATAGTGTTTTACCAGTCCCGCTTTTGTGGACTAAAAGAGGCTTTCTTCCCGATAAGCCTCTTTTTTGTTTGCCTGTTCCCCGTTTAGATAAATTGCCGCCGTCCAGTTGGTCGTACCCTTCATGGTGTGCTTCACGGCAACGAACGGCGTTATTTCTCCGGTGTCAGCGTCCACGATGATATGATTTTCTTCTTCGTCCGGTATGTCGGTGACGATATAGTGCGGTATTTCGCACGTCGCCGCCGCGCTTCCATACTTCTCGCGTCGTGACAACTCGCTATATAGCAGAATCTCCCGCAGGAAATCCCCCAATTTCTCTTTTTCGGCATGTGTGCATATTGCTTTCCACGGCCTCATATTTTTCCACCGCCTTTTGCCCTGTATAGACAATGCCAAAACATAGGCTGATGATATTCGCAATCAGTACAATGCTTCATGCAGACAGATCCGCCGTATCGACGACAGACCACCTGCGCCATTGACACCTTATGACAGACCGGGCAAAGCCAGTTGTTCGATAGTTGCCGGATTTCCTCTTTTATCCGCTCCTGCTCTGTTCTCCGCTCTTGCAGGAGTTTTCTCTGTTCCTCCGGCGTTTTCCGTCTTTGCTCCATCACGATGTCCCCTCAAAATCCTGTCCTTGGTGATCCAAAGGTCAAATACATAAATCGGCGTAAACCACATTCCAAAAATCTCTTGCGACAATTCGTTCCCGTGCCGGATAACTCCGGGCAGGCAATAAAGTGAAGTATGGATATACGCCATGCAAGCGCACCGATAATCTATGTCCGTGGCGTAAATTAAAAGTTCCTTTTGCGGCGAAAATCCCGCCTCGTGCATTACCTGCGCCAAAGCGAGAATCATTGTGCCGCCGCCCACCGTCGGCTCATACGCGCTTATATACCCTTTCTCGGCAATCTCCTGTTTCGCCCTCTCCGGCTCAAAGGCTATCTTTGCCGAAGCGTAGGCAACGCTCCACGGCGTAAAAAATTGTCCCGTGTTTTTGCTGTGTATCTCCAAGCCTTGAAATATCCGGCTTAAAATGTCCGTGTATTCCCCGAATCGCACGGCGTATTCCATACCTTCCACCAACAGGGCGTACATTTCCGTCATGGTGCGGCGTTCTTTCTCGTTGTATTTTTGGCAAAGTTCCTGCATACGGCTCTCTATTCCCTCTGCGTTTTGCCATTCGAGGGGCTGACGTATAGAGAGTGTCACCCACGACACAAAATCACGGAACACATCAAAAATTGGGAATCGCGGAAATTTGCCCTGCATGAGTTTCATTATTTCGGCTTCATGTTTATTGTTCATAGCCGCCCGCCTCCGGCGCGTTGCCTGTTGTCAGCATGAGAAGGTCGCTGGTTTGCGGCAGATAAAATTCTTGGTTTCGGTAGGTGTCCTCGTAGCTTGCCTTTCCCTCGAAGCTGTCCACAATCTTCCGCTCTTCATCGTCAAGGCGGCTATATGGCTTCCTCCCGTAATCGTCCGGGAGCCAGTTCTTTTTCTTGCCGCAGTAAAGATTGAATTTTTTGAGCAAATCCAAATCCTTGAATGTCAAATGGCACGTTCCTTTTCGGAACAGATCCACCTTAAAGAATTTTGTATCTATGCCACGGTTTTCTCCCGTCATTTGCGCCTGTTCCAGACGTTCGTACATCTTGAAATCTTCCGTCCTGCCGCAGTCAAGGTAATTCATCACCTTTTCGATGTCCGACAGCTTGCTGGACGCTTCGTAAACCGGGCGAAAATCATTGCTGATTGTGCTGAATGCGTTTAGTGGGAGAATGACTTTTTTATTGCAAGCAAAAGCTTTGTTGGTTTTCCAGCCGTTGTAATAGTGAATATTTTTGCTGTACTCACCCCACGAATAACGATGGGTAAACTCGTCCCAAACGTCCATGATCGCCACTTCGACATTGTGGATTAGGTTTCTCGTCAAGTCCTCTTTCATGGCGAGGATGTTTCGCTCGTTAAATTCATAATCGGCCATAGTTGTGAGGTTTCTGGAGTATTCATGTTGGATCGCACTCGTCATAAGGCTTGAAAGCTCTTTGCTGTAAAGAAGGATTTTCCAGTATTTGTAATTGACTTTCCGAATGATGTTTGCCCGGTCGTCGTTTCTCCCCTCGTCGGCTACTCTGTTTATCTTTATTTCAAATACTGCGTCTTTGTCATATTGGTCGGCGGTTCCTTCCAAGGACACTGCCCTGTAATTTTGGATTTCGTTATATAGAGCCAGTCCTGCCCGGACTTCCGCTTGGTATCGGTCGATAATGGCGTTTATTTCTCCGTATCTCGCCAATGCGCCGCTGGCCTGTTCCTCCTGCCTCCTGCCGAAAATCTGCTTCTTGAAATTCTCGAAGGTTACGCACACTTCCGGCGTGTCTTTCGTCTTTATATGGATAAGAGCAACTTCCACATCGGTTTTCCGCTCTGCGTCCGAAAATGCCGCCGTGACATACTCGATGTTGCATTCTTCCTGCTCTTCCAGTTTCGCCGCAAGTGCTTTTTGCGCGTTGGTGTGCGGGTTTCGGATTGTTTCGGCATTCAGAATACAGGCAATTTGCCCGCCCGCTTCGCATACTTCAAGGGCTTTCAGCAAGTGCCGCTCTCCTTCACGGAAAGGCGGGTTCATCAGCACGAGGGTATATCGCATAATGGGGTTGAATGTGAGAAAATCGTCCCACACCACCTTGTAGCCCTTCCCTTTGAGCGTAGCCGCACGCTTCGCATTGATTTCAATGCAATGCCCGTTAAAATCGTGATAATCGCCGTCATAGTTCCGCTTTTTGACTTTCATCCACGCCTCTATCAATTCACCCGTCCCTGCCGACGGCTCCAAAATATTTATCCCGTCCGAAACATAGCGACGGTCAATCATGCTTATCAGTTTCGCCGCAGTTTCCGGCGGCGTAGGGTAATATTGCTCCAAGTCAACCATGGTCTTTCCCTCCCTTCGTCGCTTCGCATATCCCGTTGGCGCGACAGAAACGGCACCATGCCCCGGCGTGAAAATCTCCCTTGCCCTCGTAAGCCATACGCGCCTTGGGTTTTATGGATTCACCCCATGCGATAAGCTCTTTTACATTGCATTGCCACGTCCCGAAGTAATTTATGCGGGGCTGGACAATGCCAAGTTCGATCTGTTCGATATTCTCCGATTCGTACTTTTTCAACGCTCCGAGAGCGTATAACATCATCTGCGGGTTTTCCTGTGCGCTAACGGGAACGCCGCGCCCGTGCTTATAGTCCGCGACAACCAAAGTCCCGTTTCCGCAACGAATAAGGCAGTCGCACCGCCCGAATGATTCCGGCACATAATCGGAAATATCCACCTTGACTTCAAGCTCCGCTTGCGGATTGTGGTTATAATGCGCCGCCCGGTCTGCAATGTACGCCACATACAGCCCTGCCGTTTGGAGCATTTCATCATTCCAAAGCGGATCTTGCTTCAATCGTTCAATGGTCTGCTGGTATTCTTCCGGCTCTGCTTGGTAGAAGCGCACCTTCGCCGCTATCTCGCATACCTTGTGAGCGAGTGTTCCTTCATCGGCGTAAATGCTCGTCTTTCGTGGGAGTGTTGCTTCCAGTCGCGGGGCGCGAGTGCATTTCAGCCACCTGTGCGCCGCCGACGGTGAAACTATCGCGTGTGCTTTCACGACGCAATACGCCTCCCTTCCTGCTCCGGCGTACTGTGAAAAGCGGGTTTCGGCATTATGGAGTGGCTTCCCGTTCCGCTCTTGATGTCGCCCTTGAAATAATAAATGCTGCCGTCCGTGAAAATGACGGTCACTTCGGCTACGCCGCCGATAATCTTCCCGCCCATGCGATAGATTTTCTTGTCGATGATGTGCATAATGTTTACCTCGCTTTCGTGTCCGATTAGGACTTTAGCGGCTTTAGATACCGTCGTTAGTTTCCCTCTTCATCAGATCGGCTATGCTTACCCGAAATTCCCGCTCGATCCAATGCCAGATTTCTTCCCGGTGCGTCCCTGCCTTGAATTGGAGCCAATCGGTTTCTATACACTCCGTTTCCTCGTTCATAGGAACTTTGCCGAATTGCTCCCACAGGTCTTGAATGTCAAACATACCGACAAGGTGGCTCGGTTCGCCGGAAGGTTCGCAGATGTCCACTTCACAGCTCCAGAGTTGCTTTTTGTAAATACGCCCGTTTTCATCGTGGAAAAACATTTCGCCGGAGTTGTAAATCCCTTCCGGCTCGGCTTGAATATCAATCACCTTGCCGCTACGGTGTTTCAGTTTGAAATGCGGCGCATTTTTGCGCTCCTGCAAATATTCCTCTCCCTTGCCGCAGGCGGCGAGAAATTCAAACTCCGTCATGCCTGTTCTCCCTTCTTTAATCCTGCCGGAAGTTCACGCTTCATATTTTCTTCGCCCACGATGGGGATAAGGCTATCCTTCATAAAAAGCGGTACGCCTTGCTTTTCGCACTCATTCGCAAGATGGTCAATCCACGCCTTTTCCGGCGTAACCTTATCCCGTCTGTTTCCCGTTTCCGCGCCGACAATCACCCATTCCGGCAACAAGCCGCCCGGTGAATTGAAATCTTCCATTATCGGCTCGATGCTGGCGAAGGAATGTCTTTCCATGTTGTTGCAGTAAAAGTATTTCTGCGTTTCCGTTGTTGCCGTGGTTCCGTACCACATATTCGGTTTGTTCGGCAGTTTCCCGGCTTCTGCCAGTTGTATGTATCGCACCGGGTTTTTTGTGAGAAACAAATAGTTATGTTGCGGCGCGTCCTCGCACACCTTGAAAATTTCCTCGATCCATTTGTCCGGCACCCACGCCCCGAAAAGGTCTGCCATAGAGCATACAAATATGTTCTTCGGCTCATGCCAGACTTTCGGCTGTTTGAGACGATAGTTGTGGAACGTCGGATTGAATCCTGTTGGGTATGCCGCCTTTTTTCCCGCTTCGTCAATGTACGGCTCGGAAAATTCTATTCCTATTCCAACAGCCTCTCCCGTGTCCGAATCGGACAAGTTCCAGAGGACTACCCCTTTCGACTTCTCCGGCTCGTCCCTGCGGAAACACACTCCGTCCGGTAAGGCAAAACGTGTGGCAATTCTCCGGGCGTAGCAATACGGACAATCATTCAGACAGCCCGTAACGGGATTCCATGTTGAATCTGCCCATTCAATCTTGGTATCTTTCATGTCACCACTCCCCCTACTTATTTGCCCGCTTGATCTCCTTCTCAATGCGCGAAATATCATCATTGACGCTGGCAAGACGTTTCGAGGCTTCTTTGGAGAGAATTATTTTTGCCTTGAAGTCCGCTATCACTCGCCGCTTTTCCTCCTGCTTTTCCGCAAGCAATTTCTCCAGTTTCGCTACCTTCTCCGAATTGTTCAATGGCTATTCCTCCCAAGGCTTGAAACATATAGGACATTTCTCGCCGCTTAAATCCCGCTCGTGTCCGCAAATGGGACAAGTCCCGTCGTTCATGCCGCCGCTATATCCCCAAAACTCTATGGTCTTGTTTTCTTCCGGCTCACCGAATCCCTGATAACATCCACTCAAATCTTTGCATTTCATAGCAAAAACCATAAACTCATCTTCAATCTCGCTCGGACGGTTATCCTCCAACCATGCCTCAATTTCATTTACTGTCGGCTGACGTTGGCTTCCCGTGAATCGGTATGTGGCTCTGCCTACATCGTCCCACTCGCGCTCAAAAGTAATTTTATTTCTCGCCACATTCTCACTCCTGCCTCGTTGACCTAGTCGCTATCTCCATCATCAAATCAACCGTCTTTTTCATGTTGTCCAAGATAAGCGTCTGGTCGTTTTCCACCACAGCAATGCGGTTTTCCAGTTCGCTTATGCGACATTCGAGGTATATGCAACTCGCCGCCAAGACTGCAACCGTAACTATGTTGGCGATTTTTTCAGCTTTCCACATATCGGCTTTCCTCCTTTTCCTCGTAGTGAACATACTGCTTTTTACATTCGATACATTCCAACAGGTACGCATGAACATTCGGCAATGCTTTGAATTTGCTTTCGTATTCGTCAACTACCCGGACGGGAGAATGACAACATTTGCTAAGTCCGAAAACATCTTCCATAGCCGCCCGCCTATCCTGCTGTGATGAACGCAATTCCGACGGTCGCCGCCGTGATAATGCACTTCCACGCCCATTCTGACAGCACAGGCAAACGCTTGTACCGCATCATTTCGTTTATGGCGTTTTTCATCATACCTATTCCCCTTTCTCCACATTCGTAACCGTTTTGTCTGAAATGTCCCAGCCGTAAACATCTTCACAAATGTCATGCCGCGTCGTTTCGCCCAAAATCTTATTCACCTGTTCCGTGGCAGCGTTTTCGTCCGCAGCCTCCACTGTGAAAATCTTGGTAAAAGTGATGTCGGCGAACACATCAAATTTCATAGCCGCCCGCCTCCTTAAAATAGGGACTTGTAAATCCCCTGCACCACGAGCGTGTACTTAATCCAGATGGTAATGCCAATTCCGATAACGATTCCGACAATCATTGCTGTGGCAAGTGCTTTCCACTTCCACGTTTCTACTTCTGCAACGGCCTCTTTTACCGCCAGTATTGCCTCACTCATAGTTCGTATTCCTTCACGTTTTCCACGGGATAAAAGTCCGGCTCATATCCGTGCTTTGCCGCCCATGCGTCAAATGCTTTCGTCAAGACATCTGTCAGTTCGTCGATTTCTTCCTTGGTTACTCCTTGCAAATAACTCTCCGCAAACTCCCCGCCAATGTCGTAGGCATTGTCTTGGAGCATATCAACAATTCCCTCTCCGTCAATCTCCGGTTTCCACTTCTCGCCGACAATGCCGATATAAACCTCGGTATGAGTTTCATGCGACAGGGATTCTTTTTCTTCTTTTTGTGCCGCCGCAAGTGCTTCCCATGGCGTATCGTATTCTTCACTCATAAAACAATCGTCACTGAAACCGTAAACATATTTCCCCGTCATTATTTACCCCTCCCCGCCCGGCGAATGTGCGTATTCCGGCTTGCCTTGCTCTGCGCGTCGGAATAACGAACAGTCAACTTGTTTCCGCTTTTGGAGAAGTCCGCATTGATAAGGAAGCTTGCCTTACCTGCGCTTGGTTTCTTCCATGCCTTACCATTCTTCGCCATCATCATTCCTCCATTGTGCATAAAGTGTTTTACACAATACGACAATCAATGTGGCTGTCGATGCCAGAAGTGAAATTCCAAGCAGTGCTTTGATTACGCTGATTTGTGTTGCCGTGTCCATCATGCGCCCTCGCCTACGATTTGAAATAAATCGACACCCGGCAGAAGGTTTAGCCCGCTCCCGTTGTCCCACTCCATAAGCAAACTTCCGGCATCGTCCACGTCCCAGCACGTCCCTGTTGTTCCAACGGGAGGGGCTTGTGCGTCATTCATCAAAAGAATCTTTATCCGCTTGCCACGGTATTGTTTGCGGAGTTCGGCTATCTTTTCTCTGCTTGGAAATTTCATGCCATAGCCGCCACCTTTCGCCGTGAAGTTTCCTTCACAATGATTTTCCCTTCGATGTGATCCTGCTCGGCTTTGAGGGTATAGAGAATTCGGAGCGCATTTACCCGCACCCGCGCCGCTTCCCTATCGGACAGCCCGAAAGGGTTTTCGTTGATTGTCTTTGTCGCTCCCTTCACGGCGCAACGCCTCCCTTACCGATACTTCATAAATACTGAACGTGTCGTTCCGTCCTTAAATATGAGTTTCTGTTTCACGATACCAGTTTCGCTCAAGTCCTCTTCAACCTTCACAATATCCCCGCTCTTTTCCTTCGTGTGTTTTGCAAGCCATTTTGTGATCGCTCTCGCTTCGTCCAGCGTGACCGTATCGTCATCGGCTTTTGCAGAGCCGCCCGCATTGGTGTCCGAATCGGACACGGGATTTTGGTTCGCGTCAGGCTCGTTGTCCATGTGAAAAGTTACCTCGTCCGGCATTTCCGGGGGCAGGAAGATGTTGGCGTGAATGTTGATTACCTTTTCGCCGTCCTCGGTTTCGCCCTGCATGACCGGAATACACTCTCCCGGCGCAAGCAACAACGCCAGTTCCTCCGGCGTTACCTCGATATTGATTTCCTTTGCCGAAAATTTCATTTGTTATATTCCTTTCTTAGTTCCAAATCCCGTAAGGTAGGACGATACGGAGATAATCCAACTTGAATATCAAAAACTCCCCGTTATCATCCGTTGCATATTCGCTTTTATTGATTGATATGCCGTTTATCGGCTTTCCAATAATGGCTACCATAAATCGCTCCCCTCTCATGCGTCCGTACACACTCGCTCCTACAACCTCTCACACGCTACGCCGCCCGCGCTCGTTCCCTTGCCTCGCTCCTGCCCCTGTCTGCGGTTCTGCTTTCTTTGTCATTTGCTTCCCGTCTTATGTTCGGTGGCTTTCGTTGTGGCTTGGTTCAATAACTGTATATATAGACATCTTGCGCCGCTTGTTTGCGGGTTGTTTAGCGCACAGCTGCGCCGCTGGTGAGTTCGCTTGCGCTTTGTGCGCCGTTATATCCGGGAGCAACGTCGCCGAACAGGTAGTCCAAGGTCATTCCGGGGAAAGCGGCATTGCGAACGTGAAACATCTCACCGCAGGTGAATTCCGTCTTGCCGCTCACCTTATTGCGCCAAGAGCCGTAGTCCATATCCACCATTCTGCTGACGTCCTTGCCCGTCAAGCCGCTTCGTGCCATCTCTGCCAACAAATTACGAAACATCAGATTTCCTCCTTTCCAAATTACCCTGCAAGGTAAGATGTTTATTATATTATACCCTGCGTAGTAACTTGTCAAGCCTCAGTAATAATTTTTTTACCCTGTGTAGTAAAATTTTATTGCAAAGCGGCGCAAGATACTATATAATCTATCTCGTGGAGCATGGCAGGAGGGATTATGATGGGGATGATTGAAAAATTAGAGTTGCTTATGGGCGAGAACGGCTTGGATAAAGCGGCTCTTTCGAGAAGCACAGGCATACCATACACCACCGTTGACGGTTTCTGGAAAAAAGGCACCGATAATATAAAAAGATCGAGTTTGTTGAAATTGACGCGCTATTTCAACTGTACGCTGGATTACCTCGCCGATGATAATATAGATATTCACAGCGAGGTTTTTAAGAATCGTGATTTATTCTTAAAAGCTTCTGCTATATTCTCTCCGCAAGAAATTCAGATGATAGAGTGTTATCGTGTTCTTGACGAGCGCGGAAAAAGTGCTGTCGATAACACTTTGAGCCATGAATATCGTTACGCTATAGGGGAATATCCCGTTGTATCTCTGGATAACGAGGGATAGGGTTGAGAAAAGCCGCCCCTAAAAGGAGCGGCTTGTATATAAATTTTTGAAAGGGTGGTTTTTTTGTTAAAAGAATTGTTGGTAACTTCGTTGGTCGGCGTTTCTATTTTCTGCGCCGGGTGTGGCGACGACAAAGCTGACAACACCTATACCGCAGAGCAACAAGCAGAGGATAAGGCGCGGTTTGAGAAAATGGAAGCCGACAAAAAGACGGCACAGGAAAAAGCCGAAGCTGAAAAAGCTGCCGCCGCAAAACTCGCCGAAGAAATGAAGGCGATAAAGGTCTGCTCTACCCCCGGTATTGGTGATGATTTGTCTTGGTTCTCTGAATCGCATAAACTTGAAAAAGATAATGGTATGCAGAAAAATTATGACAACAATCATTTTATAGTTATGGCTTCTGAAAATGACCGCATCATGCACATTACCGTACAATCCGGTAACAAGCCTCGTGATCCGGCCATTGACGAAATGATTCCGCTTGATGCTACCGACATACAGGAACGTGTCGATGATTCTGATTCTATGTTGTCACGCCGTATAAAGACAGGTCATAGCGAAACTTTAGCTAAAATTTTCCCTAAAGATAACGGCGTATTTTGTATGTCCGATACTTACGACAAAGCCTCTGGCAAGTATCTTAATTCTGTTATCTCAACTGGCGAGTACAAATAATCAATCTTATATTTGTCGCGCCGTTATGTTTACAGTAGACAAAATAAAAAGCCGCCTGCGCTTCCGACACAAACGGCTTTGTCAACAGTCAGCCCCGAAGGACTTTCCTGCTCGATAGGGATATTATAGCACCTTCGGGGCGTATTTTCCATACGCATTTTGGAGGTGTTTCTTTATGTCTAAAAGAGCCGCCCTATATATTCGCGTGTCCTCTGACGAGCAAGCGCGGCACGGTCTTTCCCTCGGCGAACAGCGGGCAGAACTTACGCAGTATGTGCAGGAACGCGGTTACACCATTGTTGATGTGTACGCTGACGAAGGATTGACTGCCCGCAAAGCCATTTCTCGGCGAAAAGAATTGCAACGCCTTTTACGGGACGTTCGCGCCGGACACATTGACATTATCGTGATGAAATGCTTGGATCGGTGGTTTCGTAATATCCGCGACTATTACCATGTGCAGGAAATTCTTGACGAATACGGAGTGCTTTGGGAGTGTTCGCAGGAAGAATTTAACACCACTACTGCCAATGGTAGATTTTGGCTTCACATGAAGTTGTCTATTGCCCAACACGAAAGCGATCAAACGGGCGAAAGAATCCGCTATGTGTTTGAGGGTAAGAAGAAACGCCATGAGGTGTTGACTGGAATCATGCCGCTTGGCTATAAGGTTGTCAATAAACACGCCGAGCCGGACAAAAACGCCCCTATTGTGCAATTCATGTTTGATTATGTGGCAGGTGGTGGCTCCGCTCGTTCCGTGATGAAAGCTATCTTGGATAAGTTCGGCATTGCTATAACTTATCGTCAGGTCTATCATACGTTACGAAGCAAAGCATATATTGGGGAGTTGCACGGCGTACCGAATTATTGCCCTGCACTTGTCCCCTATGACGTATTTCACAAAGTACAGGAAATTGTGTCGAAAAATAAAAAAGCCGCCCCATCTGGGCGTATTTACCTCTTTACCGGGCTTCTTCGTTGCCCCGGCTGTGGCCGTATTATGGCAGGAAATAAAGGGAGGACAAATGTTCAGGGCGTTTATTATCGCTTCCAATATCGTTGCAATTCCCGTGTGACGAATATGCACGTTGACCGCTGTAATTTCAAGCGGGCTATTTTCGAGGATAAGATTGAGGATTTTTTGCTTGACAATCTCCAAAGGCTCCTTGCGGATCACATTCACGATATAGAACTTTCTCGCTCAAAGCAAACCGGGGAAAATGCCGCTGCGAAATTGGAGGAAATCAATTCTCGTATTCTCCGATTGAAGGACATTTACCTTGACGGCATGATCGATAAAGATGTCTATGAAAAGGATTATGTGGAACTTCGGCGAAAGGCCGATGAATTGTCTGTGCAAATAAACAAGGCACCGTCCATCACGCCCGCCGTTTGGCAAACCGTAGAAGCCGGTGACTTCAAAGAAACGTATGAGAGCCTTTCAAGGGAAAACAAGCGCAGGTTTTGGCAATCCATAATTTCCAGCCTCACTTTCGAGGACACCCCGGAGAGCCGTGGCCGTGGTGGAAAGTACGTTTTCCACGTCACTTTTTTATGA